GCGAGAACAACGCGCCAGCCGCGAACCCGATGCGCACCGTGATACTTTCGGCGTGGGGCGCGATTGCTTCGATCACCGTATTCAACACGCTGTCGCTTGCGGAGTTGCAGGCGCAAACGGTGCAGCGTATCTACAACGGCGATCCTATCCCGTCGCCGATTGCTGGTGTCGGCGTCGCGCACTACGTTGCGACCGGCGCGTTCGTCACCGCTCGATCCATTGTTGCTGGCGCTGGTCTCGTGCAGCACGCTGCATCCGGCACGATGCCTGCGCAGATCGCATCGCTTGCAGGCGTCGGCACCTCGTCGTCGGCTGGCACTGCGGCGCTGCCGTGGATCACACCAGCGTTGCCGCCCGACGCAATCATCAACGTCGATTTCCTGACGAACAAGGGATTCGTTGCAGGCACCGGCGAGGTGGGCATCGAGACCTTGATCGGCTCCGATCCGGAAACAGAGTGGGCACTCGGCCCGACGGAGTACGATCCGGCGTACGTCACGCAGTACGGATACGAGCCATATCGCAAGCCGGGCGAAGTGATGCCCGCGATGATCGGCGCGCTGAAGACCGCAGCGCTCGGCGGCAAATCGATTGTCATCAAATTCCAGACGCCACCGTCGCCGCCCGCGAGCAATTGGGTCAACGTCTACTTGATGAAATCGATGGGCTTCGACGGGCCTTTCTGTGAAGGCTTCCCGGTCCAATCGAACTTCGGCACCAGCAAGTGGCAGCAACAGATCGGCGATGGCGCGTGGACCGCGCGCGCTCCGGGCAACATCAACGCTCTCGGCTTCAACGTCGTCGGCCCGCAAGCTACCGGGCGAATGGATTTCGCTGCAGGCAATTTCGGTTCGGGGACGCATGCGTTCTCGGCGGCGGATTGGTCTGGTCCTCTCGCGCTTGCGATGATCATTACGTACGAGGCGATCACCTCGATCACGGTCTATGAGACGCTTGCGCTTCCTGCGCTGCAGGCGAAGACCGCGCGCACACTGCAGGTCGCGACAGGCTCGTTGAACTACGCGACGATGACCGGTCTCGGTTCTGCGGTCACCGGCGTCGGCGGCACAGGTGCCTTCATTCCGGCAGACGCGATTGCTGCAGGCGCTGGCATCTCCGGCACCTATGGCGGCACCGGTGTGCTCACCTCGAACGCATCGCTCGCTGGCGTCGGCAAAGTGATCGCAACAGGCAGCGGCGCGCTTGTTGTCCCGGGTGTTGCGGCGATGGCTGGCGTCGGCGTCGTCCGCGCGGTCGGCACCGCAGCGCTGAATGCACAGGCTGCGGTCGCCGTCGGCGCAGGCATCGCGCGTCACGTTGCAACAGGCACGATGCCGTCAACGTACGCGACGCTCGCTGCCGCTGGCTCTGTCGTCGCTGGACCCGAAGGCACCGGCACCTTCGTTGCGCAGGTCGCGAAGGTCGTTGCATCTGGCGTCGCGCATCACATCGCGACCGGCGCGCTTGTCGATCAGGTGGCGTCGATCACCTCGACCGGCAACGTGCGATGGAGCGGCACCGGCGCAATGCCCGCAGGCGTCGCGGCTGTTGCTGGCGCAGGCGTCTCGTCTTCGAGCGTGACAGCGGCGAGCTTGCTTGCGGCGCGTTCGCAGGTCGAGGGCTGGGAAGGCGTTGCGATCATCGCTGGCACCGGCGCGCTGGTCGCTCAATCGCATACGCTCGCATCGTCGGGCGGCGTTCTCACTTCCGGCACGGGCGCGTTGCTCGATCAGGCGAGCGCTCTTGCTGGCGCTGGTCTCTCTAGATCGCTGGGCACCGGTGCACCGATCTCGCAGGCCAGCGTAATTTCCGGCGCTGGCGTCTCGTCTGTGGCAGGCGCTGGCGCGATCATCCCGACGACGGCGGCTGTCGTCTCCGGCGCTGGCATCATCATCCCGGCTCCGTCAGGGACCGGCGCGCTGTCGTCGGGCGTGTCGCGCGTTACGGCTTTCGGCGTTGTCGAGCGCGTCATGACCGGCGTGCTCGTCGCGCAGAATCGCGTGATGTCGAGCACGGGCGGCGTGAGCCGAACGGTCGGCACCGGCGCGATTCTTGGGACAGAGGCGGCGGCTGCAGGTGTCGCGGTCGGCACCTCGCGCGGCACCGGCGCACTGGTCACGGTCTCCACTCTCGCAGGCGCGGGCGTGTCGCGCGTCGAGGGTGCAGGCGCGCTGTCGAGTGGCGTGGCAGCGGTCGCTGGCACGGCGGTTGCGACGCAACTCGGCAACGGCGCGCTGACCGCATCGAGCGCTGCGGTCTCCGGCGCTGGCTTCGTGCAGCACGTTGTCGTATCGGCGGCGCTGGCTGCGCAGGCGGCTCAGGTCACGGCTGGCGGTCTGTCGTCCTCCACGGCAACCGCTCCCCTGCAGGCGTCGCGCTCGACCGTGCAGGGCGTCCAAGGCGTCATGATCGGCTTGGGCGTCGGCGACCTGCAGGCTCAATCCCGGCTGATGGCGGGCGCTGGTCTGGTCAGGGCTATCGGCACGGGTTCACTTTCCGTTGCTGATTCGTCCACCGTGAACGCCGTAGGGGAAAGCGATTCATCTGGCAGCGGCGTGCTGGGATGTTCGCCGTCGATCATAGAAGCCACCGGCAAGGGGGATATCGAGGGCACCGGTGAGCTTGAAGCCGCCGGGGCTGTCCTTGCCTCAACCGGCGGATCGGTGCGCTGGGCGGGCACCGGTGAGCTTGAGGCGCAGGATCGCAAGGTCGTCGGCATCGGGCGGGCCATCGCCACCGGCACCGGCGCTCTGCAGCTTCCGACCGTCGCCACGGTCACCGGCACCGGCACGACCTCGTCGCGCGGCTTCGGCAACATGACCTCGAAGCGCGCCACCATCTACGGCACGGCGTTCCTTTCGACGTTGGGCTCCGGCGAGCTTCAGGCTCAGAACCGCAAGCTGACCGGCGTCGGCAGGGTGATCGCGACCGGCACCGGCATCCTGCGGCAGGCGCGTCCGGACCTCGACGGCGAGGGTCTCTCGTTCTCGCGGGGCACCGGACAGATCAAGCCAAGGTCGGCGCAGATACATGCGTTCGGCGTCGAGACCGCGTACGGCGAAGGCGATCTCGTCTCGCTGCCTGTCACGATCAGCGGCTCGAACCTGATCGAGGGCGACGCTGTCATCGATGCGGCATCGGCGCAGATCGTCGGCGTCGGCGAGGTCGGCGCGTACATTCCGGCAGCACCGCCCGATCCTCCGGGCTCATACCCGGGCACGACGACGTGGGCAGGCTACACGCGCACGCCTTCGCAGCTTCCGCCGCCGTGGTGGATGAGGAAGGCTGCATGACGAAATCGAAAGCGAAGATGCGCGGCTTCATCAGGCAACCAAGCGGGCCGACGCAGCCGCTGCCTGAACAGAAGCCGCCGCTCGCTTGGATGATCAACCGGCTGCAGGTCGATGCAGAAGGCCAGCCTTTGATGGAGGGCATCTTCTCGAACTACAACGACGACATCCTCGTCGAGGCTGATGCGGCAACGCTGGTCGGTCGTGCCTCGAATGTGCGCGGACCGGTCGAGAGAATCGCAATCGGCACAGGGCTGAGCATCGAGAACAACACGCTGAACGCCAGCGGCACGCCGGGGATACAAGGACCCGTCGGGCCTGTCGGACCGCCGGGACCTGCAGGCGCGTCGTCGTCGATGTTTCTTTATCGCTTCGATTCGAACACCGCGTACAACGATCCGGGCGCTGGCCGCATGCGTTACAACGCATCGACGCCAGCGGCGACGACCAAGCTCTACGTTGACCGGCTCACGCAAGACGGTCTCGATCCGACGGTGATGTTCACGCTTGCGACCTTCGATGACACCTTCATCATTCAAGAGCGCGGCACCTCTGTGCGCTATCAGCAATTCAAGTTGATGGGACCCGCGACGATTCTCGGCGGCGATTGGTTCGAGGTGCCGGTGCAATACGTGACGCAGAACGGCGCGAACTTCTCCAACAACATGGAGATCACCGCTCTGTTGCGCACGATAGGCAAGCAAGGCATTCCCGGCCCGTGGACGCAGATCACGCAGGCAGCATACAACGCACTGTCGCCGCCTGATCCCGCAGTGCTCTACGTGATCATCGGATGACGGCGCTCAATCACGCCGACATGATCTTCTACAAAGGCATGGCGGCGGACAGGGTCTACGCCGGATCAGTAAAGGTGTGGGAGAGGTTCTCTCCGCTCAACTTGACAGGCTGCAAGGTCTGGCTTGATGCATCGAAGCTCGCGGTGCCGAACGGCGCACCGGTGTCGTCGTGGACAAACCTCGCGGGCTCACCTCACCCGGCGCTGTTGGGTTCGCCTTCGCCGGTGATGATGACCAACGCGATCAACACCAGCATGCCGTGCGTGCGTGTCACGCAAGGGCAGGGACGGTGGCGGTTCACTGGTCTCGATCTCGACAGGGAGTACACGGCTTTTATCGTAGCGCGTCGCTGGCAGTTGCGCGGCGGTCGCATCCTCACCTCACTCGGCACGACCTCGAACTTTCTCATCGGCTGGCATGGCAATGAGTTCGAGTGCATGTATCAGGAGGGATGGTTCAACACGCCGGGACCGACGGGCGGTCTACTCTCGACGACGGCGTGGCGCATGTACTCTGCGGACGGATCGGCGTCGAACACGTCGCGCCTGTTCGGCTTCGGCTACTTGCTCGGTCAACATCCAACGCCGCCAGCGAGCAAGGGCTGGGGCGGCACGCTGAACATCAGCGGCTACACCAACGACGTTGATATCGCGGTGTCGCAGCAAGCCGATTGCGATGTCGCAGAACTGATCGTCTACAACAGGAAGATGCCCGACCTCGAACGACAGAGGGTCGAGAGCTACCTGATGACGAAGTGGAATCCGATCACGGCGTTCAAGCCGACCGATCTCGGATCGAACCTCGTCGCATGGTTCGACGCGAAGGATGCAGCGTCGGTGCAGCGTGGCACAGGTCCATCTACTCGCGGCGCTTACTACGGCGTCTACAACTGGAAGAACAAGGGCGCGGGCGCGATGACGCTCACGCAATACACCGACGCTTATCGACCGCTCTACACTTCAGGCGTGTCGGTGAACTTCGCTCAGGGCGAGATCATGAACCCGGCGAACGCACCGGCATCGTTCGATGTCTACGTCGTCAGCCGACCGAATCTCGCAGGTGATTGGCGAACGCTACTGCGCAGTGCGCAGGGGCACGAGATGATCATCGAGCACAATAGCAATCGGCTCGGTGTCTACACGACGACCGCCTTCAATCCTGCGGGAGCGCTGGAATGGCCGGGCGTTGACGGGCTTGGCTTCGCTCGCGTCGCTGCAAGCACTGCCACGCTGATCTCGCGCGACGGCGGACCGCTGACAGCAACGGCCACCGCGCTTCCTGCGGGAAGCCCGGCGGCTACCATGTTCGGAGGATATGCGAGCGCTCCGCCTTCGCAGCCTTGGGGCAAGGTCTACGAGGTCATCTTCGTGCCGTACAATCTCGAAGGCGCGCGGCTGATGATCGAAGGCTATCTCATGCATCGGCACGGCTTCGCTTCGCTTCTTCCATCCAACCATCCGTACAAGATCAACCCACCGTAAAAGGAAACGACAATGCCTATCGACCAGAACACACTGAGCAAGCTCGTTGATGAGAAGGTTCGCATGACAATCGGCGAACTCACGATGCAGACCATCGTGCTGAAGACGCTCCTCGACATGCAGGGCGAGGTGGTGATGTCGCCGGAGAATCAGCCGCAGACGCCGCACACGCCGCGACCGAATCCGATTCCGCAGCCGATCCCTGCGGACAATCCGACGCCGCCGCGCACGCAGCCGTCGCCGCCGGACAAGCCGGAATCGCAGCCGACACCGCCGCAGCAAGCGAAGGGCAACGGCAGCCTGCATCCAATTCGCGGAGCGTAGTTCATGGTCAAGGTAACGGTTGACGCCTCGTGGCGCATGGCGCGCGTCGAGTTCAACACGCCTTACGATCCGGGCGGCACCATCGTCGGCTTCGGCGAGGTGCTGTTGCAGGACCCGGGCGGCGAGCCATCGCCCGACGCGAGGGTGCTGCGCGTGCGTGGCCGTTCGACCGGCAAGACCTACGGCACGATGCAGGGCTCGACCGTCACGCGCGTGCTCGCCGACGTGCTCGATGAAGAGATCGACATCGAGGGCGTCGGCAAGGTGACGTTCTCGCAGGCGATGGCTGCAATGGAGATGTTCCTGCAGACGTGGCTGATCGAGGACGAAGAGAAGCCGGAGACCGCCGCAGTGCCACAGGCGGAGGAGCTTACATCGGTGCCGGTGCTTGGAGCGAAACCGCCGCAGGGCGACGAGCTTCCGAAGCCGCTCGATCCTTTCGCGCCGACCGGACCTGATCCGATTGTCGAGCCGACGCCGCATGGAGAGGAGCGTTGATGTCATGTCTGATCAACAGCCTGAAGGGAGGGCCAAGAACGTAGGCATGTTCCTGCGCATCATGGATGACCAGCCGCTGTCGCTGGCGCTCGTGGTGATGAACTTCGTGTTGCTGGGCTTCCTGTTTTATTCGGGGACCTCGCAGCTATCGCAGAGGCAGGAGACCTCTTCGATGATCGTGAAGTGGCAGCAAGACACCGACAAGCTGATGGCGTCGTGTGTCTCCGCAGAGATCATGAAACTCGTGCTCGACGCCGTGCAGCATAAAGCTCCGCCGGTCGCGGAGCCGAAGTGATGGTCGAGGTCGCTAAGGGCTGGATCAAGGAAAACTCGACCTTGGTGACATTCCTCGTTGCACAACTATTCGCGATGGGCGCGGGCGCTGCGTGGATCATTGCCTATAGCGTGAAGCTCGACACCAGAGTCGAGATCATGGAGACGCGCGGCGCAGAGTACAGCGTCGCGCGCATGGCTAAGATGGAAGAGCGCATCACGATCATCGAACAGCGACAGGCTCGCAACGAAGATCAGATCAAGCGTCTCGTCGATGAGTTTATCAAGGACACGCAACAGCGTGCTCGGCAGCCGCAGCCGCAGGCTCCTCGCTAACTACCAAGGTGAACATCATGAGCAAGAAGAAAACGGACGCCGTGGCGTTCGAAGAGACGGTCATGCTTGACGCATCGGCCACGAATATCCGCGAGCTTGGTGACGGCTACATCGTTTGCTCGCCGCGCATCGCGCGCACCGGCATCCAGATTTATCAGGGGCGCGAGCTTGGCCGCCCCGACCTCAAGGAGGTGCGGGTTTATCGCCCGGAGAGCGAGGTCTTCAACAAGGACGCGATCAGCACGCTGGCAGGCAAGCCGGTCACCATCGAGCATCCGTCCGAACCGGTCACCGCAAGCACGTGGCGCGATGTCGCTGTTGGTCATGTCGGCAACGACATCCTGCGCGACGGCGAGTTCATCCGCGTGCCGCTGCATCTGATGGACGGAGAAGCAATCAACGAGGTGCGCAAAGGCCGCTCGCAATTGTCGGTCGGCTATTCCGCAACGCTGTTGTGGCAGGACGGCGTCACACCAAGCGGCGAACCCTTCGATGTCACGCAGACATCCATTCGTGCCAACCACGTAGCAATTACCCATACGGCTCGTGGTGGACCCAAGCTCCGTATGGGTGATCGAAAATCACAGGAGAAGCAAATGGCTACCCGTAACATACTGATCGACGGAATCGGCGTGGACCTTGAGGAGCGCGATGCTCAGATCATCGAGCGCAGCCTCACCAAGCTCAGGGAAGAACTCGCCACAGCGCAGACCGCGCTCGCGACAACGAAGACCACGGCGCAGAACGATTCCGCTACGGCGGCAACGAACCTCGCCAACGTCAACGCGACCGTCGCGACGAAGGACGCTGAGCTTGCCACGCTGAAGCAACAGCTTGCCGATGCGAAGCTCACGCCGCAGAAGCTCGACCAGTTGGTCGCTGATCGCGCGCAGACCATGATCCGCGCCAAGGCGCTGGTCGGCGATGCGCTCGTCGTCGAAGGCAAGACCGACGCGGACATCCGTCGTCAGGTCGTGGCCTCGAAGCTCGGCGAGGTCGCCAAGGATTGGACCGACGATCAGGTCACGGCGTCGTTCAACACGCTCACTGTTTCCGTTGGCGACACCAACGGCAACGGCAACCTGCGCCAAGTGGTGAACGTCATTCGCCACGCTGACAACAGCGGCGGCGACAACGTCGCCAAAGCCTACAACGAGTACGACGAAGCTCTCTCCAACCGCTGGAAGACCGCAGGCGTTCGGCAGCCTGCCTGATTCCATCGACGCTTAAACCCATCCATCAAGAGGAGTTACGACAATGGCAGACACTAATGTGCAGGTGCGTCGCACGCCTGATGACATCGCCGGTCAGGTGCCGGAGGTGATCAAGGCTCGACAGGAGATCGTCGAGACGCAGAGCAAGGAGATCGAGGCTCGCAACAAGGCGGGCATCAATCCTCTCGGCGTGCCGCAGAGCACGTTCCCCGAAGGGATGCGTCAGGGCATCCACGGCATGATCAACCGCATGGTTGATTTCAATACCGTGACACGCTCGGTCGAAGGCCCGGCGACGGGAATCGGTCCCGGGCGCGTGGTGTCGCAATCGACGGCGTACGACATCAACTGCATTCTCGGCGGCACGCTCGTGGGCTTCATCGGCTTCACGGTTCTCGACCCGACCAACATCAGCCCCATCGGCTCTGCGGTGCCGGTGGATCATACGCCGCAGTACATGAACGTCGGCATCCTCACCAAGGGCGAGATGTTCATCACTGCGACCGTCGCCACGCTTGCTGGTGATCCGGTGCACTTCGGTACGACCGATGGTGTGCTCACCAACACCGGCGGCATCGGACCCATCGTCGGCGCACGCTGGAAATACTCTCGCCCCGCGAACGAACTCAACGTCGTTCAACTCGGCATCCAGCGCTAACCCCGTCACACCGACGTTTCATCCCTCATCGAAAGAACCCGTCAGGAGGCGGACATGCGAGACATGTATTCACGCGACGCACAGCAAAGTGCTTACAACTTTGTTGTGTCACAAAACACGGCCATCGAAGCGCAGGTGGTCAAGATGCAGTATCCCGAAGTGCAGTATCCGGACCTCGTTCCGGTTGACACTGCAACGGGCAACGAGTGGGTGAAATCGATCACGTACTACTCAGCCGATATGGTGGGCCGTGCCGATTGGTTTCATCACACTGCGATGGACGTGCCGCTGGCAGAACTGACCCGCGATAAATTTGAGCGCGGGATGGAGATGGCAGCCATCGGCTATCGCTACACCCTTGAGGAGGTGGCGCAGGCGATGAACACGCCCGGCCTCAACCTCACCGCAGACAAGGCGGTCGCTTGCCGCCGTGCCTACGAGGAGTTCGTTGACGGCGTTGCGCTTCGCGGTTCTGCCGCGAAGAACATGCAGGGGCTGATCAACTCGTCGCTCGTCGCTGCAACAACGGCACCGGCGGACGGCACCGCAGGTGGCACCTCGTTCGCCAGCAAGACCAACGATCAGGTCATCCGCGACATCAACAGCGCGCTGACCGGCATCGCCACCGGTACGAACTGGCTCTACTACGCCGACACTGTCTTGCTTCCGCCAGCGGTGCTGGTCGGCATGGCAGGACGCATCATCCAGTACACGCAGATCACGTTGCTGGAATGGATCAAGACCTACAACGTGCTGACGGTGCAGACGGGGCGACCCATCACCATCGCTGGCGTGCGCGGTCTTGAGACAGCGGGTGCCGGTGGCATCTCGCGCATGGTCGCCTATCGTCGTGATCCGCAGGTTCTCAAGATGTGGATTCCGATGCGCCACAAGTTCTTGCCGGTGTGGCAGCGCGGCCCGCTGGTGTTCGATGTGCCGGGCATCTTCCGGATCGGCGGCATCGAAATCAGGATGCCCGCAGCGATGCGCTACCTCGACGGCGTCTGATCCGTCGAGGCTCGTTCGTCACATCATCATCAACAGGAGATCAAGATGGCGAAGATTAAGAACACCGGCAGGCAGCCTCGCGGCTTCTTCACTGACGAGGGCACCCACGTCGTGGTGCCGCCCGGAGGTGAAGCCGAGTTCAACATGAGCGAGGCGGATTACAAGCACCTCGAAGAACTCGTGAAGATGGAAGACCCGCCGCTGTACGAGATCAGCGGCGGTCATGGCGGCGTCAAGAAGCTCAACGCGAAGGAGCAACGCGAAGCCGACATCAAGAAGGCGGAGGAGGATGCGAAGAAGGCATCCGACGCCGCTGCCGCTCACGAGAAGGAAGTGGCGAAGGACGCCAAGGACGCTGAGAAAAAGAAGGCTTGATCGATGCCGGTCAACCCGACGCTGCCACCTACTATCGCGGAATTTCGGGTGATGTTTCCGGAGTTCTCCGAAGTATCAGACGAGATGGTTCAGTTGCGGCTCGATGAGGGCATGCTCTGGGTCGATGCGTTCTGGTATCCGGTCGATGCAAAGTTCGCCGTGTTGTACGCCGCTGCGCACTACCTCTCGCTCCACGACAAGGCGAGCGGTGGTGAGATCAGTAGCGGCGAAGAAGGCGGCGGTGGTGGCAGCGTCGTTGATCCGGAGATCGGGAAGGTGTGGATCAAATCGGTTCGCTTCCGCGACCGCTCGATATCCTACGAACGTGTCGGCGCGTCTGACGAACAGCAAAGCGGCAGCGGCAGTGAAGCCGCCGCGTCCGCTGAGTTCTGGGAATCGACACCGTACGGTCAGATGTACTTGTCGTATCGGCGGCGCAACGTGCCTCATGTAGCGGTGATCTGAGATGGATTATTCACTGAACGTAAAACGTCAGCGCATGCAGGCTGTGCTCAACGCCATCGATGGCGGCAACGGTCCCGGCATCATCGAGCTTCGTGACAGCGAGCGCGTGATCCTCTGCACGCTGTTGCTGCAGCGACCCTCGTTCTATCTGGTCGGCGAGAACCTGCAGCTATGCGCGCCGACGACAGGCTTCGTTTCCATCGCGGGCGTCGCCAGCATCGGCACCATCAGCGATGGCTCCGGCATCATTGTCGTGGACGAGATGACGGTCGGCATCGATACGACGCCGGACCAGATTCACGATTATGAAATCGTGCTCGACGACAACGTGCTCGATGTCGGCAAGCAAGTGACGATCACGAACGCAACGCTCGAACATGGGTAAGTGGACCCGTGATCGCTTCCTCGTCCTGATGGCGATAGCCCTTGCATTCGCAATGGTGATTCTCGTGGTGATCTTCAATGGCCCGTCGCACTAGCCGCAAGATACTCGCCGACGACATGATCCCGGTGGATGACGCCGTCGATGATGCGTTCGCCGAACAGGTCGTGCTGCAGCCGATGCTGACGCAGAAGACCGGCTATCGCGAAGCTGTGCCCGATCCCAATCGCCAGACCGTCATCACGCGCGGCATCTACGATCAATCGCGCGGTGCCACCGAAGGGACCGGCGGCGGCTTGATGCACAAGCAAGCCATCGTGGACACCTCGCTGTCGATCAGGTGGGAGCCGGTCAGGCAATGCGGGTTGAGGAAAGGAGATCGCGTTTTCTTTCCTGAGCGCGACGAGCACTACGAGGTGACGTTCATCTACGAGGAGCCCGGCGGTCGTCCCGACGTTCATCTAGTGCGCGTACTGGACGAGGTGCCATGAGCATCATCCGCATGCTGACACGGCTCACCGCAGTGGCGGCGTTGCGTGGCACGACGTGGGCAGATGATCGCGTGTTCGACAGCGACAACACGCCGCTCGGTCAGGCGCTGGTGCTGAACGAAGCGGCGAAGCCTTACATCGTCGTCTACACCGACAGCGATAGCCGTGGCGGCGTTGACGGCACGAACCTCTATCTCGTGGATCGCGAACTGAACCTCGTCATCGAGATCGGCGTCGCGTCGAAGATCGAGGGCGAGACCGGAGGAGAGACACTGAAGATTCCGCAGACCGACGAGGGCATGGAGATCGCGCTCGACATGGTCGAGGACCAAGCGCTGGGCTCGTTGTTCGGCAATCCGCAGAACGAGTGGGCCGAGTTGCTGAAGCACTTCGTCATCAAGGTGGTGCGCGTCAGCGGGCAGCGGGGCGCTGCGGCAGAGCGAGACCGTCGCTGGGCCGCGCGGCAACTGAGCATCATCTGCGACGTGCAAGCCGACCTGCCGCCGGGCGTCGAGATACCGGCGAACCATCCGATCAGGAAGTTCATCACGGTCGCGAAAGAGAATCCGGAAGCGCACATGGAGCACGCTGCAGAGATATGCGAGGCGCTCGTGAGCCGCACGCCAGCGCCGGGCTGGGAGCAATTGCAGGCGTGGCTCGGTCTGCGCCGCGAAGGGCTGCGCGCCATCGGCAAGGCACCGCTGTCGTCCGACCTGCCAGCGATGGCGACCGGCTACGGCGACGACCTGACCGACACGAAGGGCGAAGCGCCGATCCTGCGCAAGCTCGGCTACGACGACATCGAAATGCCGGAGGGCATGGAAGAGGTCGGCATGATCGATGTCGGCGTGATCAGCACCAACGTCGTGGTGATCAAGCCGGACGAGAAGAAAGACAAGGTCGTGATCGATGGCAGCGGGGATTAAACTCAACATCGACACGTCGGAGCTACTCGATTTCGTCAAGCATCTGCAGAAGGCAGCGAAGGTCACCAAGCCGATCCTCGCTGTCGGGCTCAACGATGTCGGCGATTCTCTGGTGTCGTTGCTGGCGGTCAACCTGACGAAACAGACCGGGCTGTCGCTGGAGGAAGTGCGCGGGCTGTTCAAGGTCAAGCGCGCCAAGGTGGCCGACCTCACCTACGACGTGAGTATCGATCCGGCGCTTCTCGAAGACACGGCGCGCAACCTCGAAGGCGGACGCGAGAGCACCGATTTCGGAAAGATGGACCCGAACCGATTGGTGGTCTGGGTGTCGAAGAACGACGAGTTGGTCTGCATGGATTGTGAAGAGATGCAGGCGGCTGGTCCGATGCCTGCGTCGGTCGCCGCGAGTAGGCACCCGAGACACCCGAACTGCCGGTGCATCCTCCTGCCCTATGTGCAGAAGGGCAAACGTCTGCCGGTGACGATGACGACAGTGACCGGCACCAGCGCGACGAAACGTGGAGGAAGGAAGACCATCGTCGATCAGGATCGAACGCTGCGCCAACTCGCGCAGGACATCCTCGACAAGACATCGAAGGCGATAAGGATCGAACTGTCATGAGCGAAGATTACAACAGGCTCCTGCAGGAATTGTCCGACATGAAACGCCGGATGGCGGACATGCATCAGAACGGCACCGTGCACGAGGTGAAGGGCACGAAGCTGCGGATGTCACTCGGCAAGGACAAGGACGGCAAGGACATCCTGACGCCGTGGCTCAACACCGCGAACCATCGCGGCGGCGCGACCGAACAGCGCTTCTACAAGAAGGGACAGAACCTTTCCATCGTCTGTCCCGGCGGCGACATCACGCAGGGGATGATCACGCCGTACGCGCCGAACAAAGAGTTCAAGACGCCGGAGCACGCCGACGGCTCAGGGCAGGACGAGGAGAGCTATCAGCAAGGTGATTATCGCGGCAAGCAAACCAAAGAAGGTCACGATCACTGGCTGCAGGATGAAGAGAAAGAACAGAGCGGCGGCGGTGGTCAGCAAGGCGGCGGTGGTGGCGGCAAGCAACAGAAGAAGGGCCACACCGGCGGCGAGAAGGCGAAGGTCAAGAGCCGCATGAACAAGGACGGCGGGCACACGCTGCGCGTCGGCAAGGATGCTCGCGTCGCCTCACACAAGGAGGGCGCGAAGCTGCGGATGGCGAGCGATTGGGTGGTCGTGAAGAAAGGCCAGATCATTTTCTCGAAGCCGCCGATTCTGGGGCGCGATCCGATACCGAACGACGACAAGTAATTTGTCTCACGCCGAGACAAATCCCTCTTCACCACAGGAGAAGCCACGATGGCAAAGCACATGGTTATGCAGAAGTACTTCGTCTACGACCCGGGCGTTCACGCTGGTGACGAACTCGGTGGTCTGCGCGTGCACGATGGCGACGACGGGCTGCACGTTCTCGCCTCGCCGCTGATGATCCAGTACTGGATCGATCAGGGTTTGATCGGCACCGATCCCGTCAGCAAGCTCAAGAACGGCGCGAAGAAATTGCTCGCGCAGATCACGCGCGGTCGCAGCGAGAGCGACGACGATCCGAAGCGCGTGCCAAGGTACAGCCGCCGCACGCAATCCGGCGCACCGTCGTTTGCCGCCACGCCTGCATCGGTGCGGCAGAAGGAACGCAACAAGGCGCGCAGAGCCGCCAAGAACGGCAACGGCAAGAACGGCAAGCCTTCGAAGAAGGAAGATCGCAAGCCGTCCGCTCCGTTCGTCGCACCGGCGGAGTAGCGCGTGGCTGATTTCGTTTACGATCCGACCTTGGACATGTGGCCTGACCTCAAGTATGGCCGCATCGTTCTGAGCCCGACGCGCATCGGCATGGACCGGGTGACCGGCAAAGTGCTGACGGGTTGGGATCACGTCGTTCAGAGCATGCTCCTGATCTTCTCGACGAGATTTCACGAGCGTGTTCTGCGGCGCTGGGTCGGCTCGTTCGTCCCGCACATGATCGGCAACAACGCGACCGAACCAACGATCACGAGATTCTACTGGGCGATAGCAACCGGCCTCGATCTCTGGGAGCCGAACTATCGCATCCAGCGTGTTCGCGTCGGCACGCGCGCGGATGGCTCGTTGCTGTCCTCGTCCGAAGAGTTGCGCACCGGTCGTCTGACCACGTCGATGGAGGGCACCTATCGTCCTCGCGGTCATCTCGGCAACGACCAGCCGCAGGTGCGTCGCTCCGTCGGTCTGGTCTCGCAGGGCTACAATCTTTGGGAGCGGCAGCCGGGCTACGTGGTCGGCGCTCCTGCGTACGGTGAAGGCACAACGCCGACCGTTGTACCCGGGAGCAATTACTGATGGCGAGCGGACAGGCGCTGACCGATAGATTGACGGAGCGCATCTCCGTCATCCTGCCTGCGAACCTGCAGCCGATGATCGTGCTGGAGAAGCTCGACGTGGAGACGATCCTTGCGGATCGGATGACACGGCTCAAGCAACTCTGGGCGCTGTACGATCCACCGGCAGCGGCGCAGTACGATGTCGAGATGCTTGAGTTTGATCCGATCAAGATCAACCAAGAAGCCAGCACCTACTTCGAACTTCTCGTTCGAGATCGAGTGAACCAAGCGGCGCGCTCGATCACGCTCGCCTACGCCATCGGCACCGACCTCGATGCAATCGCATCGCGCTATCCCGGCGGCGTGCCGCGTCTGCCGGGCGAGAGCGATGATCGATATCGTCGGCGCATCTGGTTGTCGCCGAACACGCTGTCGCCTCACGGCACGGCAGAGGCGTACGAGTTCTGGGCGCTGACCGCGCTCCCTGCACTGCGCGACGTGACGGCGATCCGCGCGGTGGCGCACGATTACTACCCGACGATTCTGATCACGTGTCTGATGAACACGAACTACGACGACCCGAAGCCGTCGCAAGAGCAACTCGTTTTCATCCGCTCGTACATCCAGAGCCTGTCGCGTCAGGGTCTCACCGATGTGATCTCGGTCAATCCGCCGAAGATCATGGAGATCAACTACAGCGTCGCGGTGTGGCTCTATCCCGGCACGCTTCCCGATCAGACCATGCTGAAGATCAGCCTGAACCTGAGCGAGCTTGTCACGAACCAGTACTGGCTTGGGCATGATCATTCGCTCACCGCGATCCACGCGGCGTGCAACGTCAGCGGCGTGCATCACGTCGATGTCGAGGAGCCGACCGACAACGTGATCGTGCCGCTCGATTGGGTCGTGAAGGTCAAGACGATCAACGTGCGAATGGCCGGGCGTCAACTATGAGCGACATCGTCACTGAAGGCATCATCCAGTATCCGGGCGCGAAGCTCCTCTATCGCAACGCGACCGGTCTTGAGAAGGCGATGGCCGACGTTGACGGCGAGCGCTTGATCGGCACCTACGCCGAGATCGTCGCCGATCAGTGGGACCCGTACCGCATCAGCTACAACAACCTGCCCTATCTCGGCTACGCGCACGGCGTGATGTTGTGGGAGGACGGCTGGAGCGAGAGCACGCAGCGCGAGTGGATCGCGCGGCAGTTCGAGTACAAGAGCCTGCGCGGGACGCAAGCCGGAATCGAGATGGCGCTGAACTACAGCGGTCGCGATTTCAGTGGACCTCCCGGCTACACCATCGTGCAGGCGATCCGTCCGCCGCAATCGTTCTTCGCCTCGCCGTCGCTGAGCAAGGCGGAATACGATTTCTGGATTCACCTGATGCCGGAGTTGCGGATCACCTTCTATGAAGGGATCGGCTGGGACAGCGAAGAAGTTCTCTTCTCCGACGACGGTGGCTGCAACTGGCACGTCGGGCTCGACGACGGCGAAGCGCTGCACGGGCGCAAGGCTTTCCTTCGCGTGCGTGGCGTCGATCAGCCGCTGGAGATTTACCAGTTCACCAAGACGATCAACGGCAAGACCTCGATTGATTACGAGCGCGTGTCGATCCCCGGTCACGGCGGCTTGGCGATGATGTGCGGCGACATCTTCGTCAACGAGGACGACCGCTACGTCTGCGCAGAGAAGATCGTGCCGCAGCTTGTCACGGTCCGCGTCGATGGCACGTACGACCACGAGCAATCGTTGCTGCATCTCGACACGGTGGTGCCCGGGCTCGACCCTATCGATGTGCGCTACGAGCGCGACAGCGACATCGGATGGGGCAACAGCTTTCTGTTCGTCAACGATTGGCAGGACAGCCGCAACTTGATCGTGCCGTCGTATCCCGTCGTCGGCGGTGGCGATCTTGTGGCAGGCGCTGCGACATGCGTGAGCGGATGGACCGCGCACGAAGGCTTCGGGAATCTCGTGGCGCAGCCCACGCAGATAACCAGCACGAGCCCGCTCTATGGCGATCCGCTCGTGGTCTACGCCGACGCAGGATACGACGCAGCGAGGATGCTGGCTGATCGCATCTTCCTGCACGACCCGGAGATCGTCGGCGTCATCACCGGCGGCATCTCGTTCGTAGGTGTCGATTACGTTTCGTGGCCCGCGTACACGGCTGATCTCATGATCGCGCTGCGCACGTGGGACAAGAAGTGGAGTTGGTTCGCTGACGAAGGTTATCTGCACGACGACAACTACTTCGCAAGCGCGCCTGACCTTGATGATTTCGACCGTAGCAATCGCGCGGTCGTCACCTCGCAGGCGCTGCGGGATCGAGTGCGCGTTGCTTACGATCCGACACGCTTGATCGAACTACGCGAACGCGCTTGGCCCGAAACCACAATAGATCAGCAAGTGCCGAACTTGCTCTAGGAGAGACAAATGGAACGTAAAGTTAACATCCAAGATTGGCAGAAGGTCACGGTCGAGGATTTCAATAACTTCGGCCTGTTCCCGCGCTACTCGTTTGATCACATCGTCGGCGACACGCTCGTCCCCTCGATGGCGTTCACCGGCTTCACGACGGTGCAGACCGCACCGGCTGTCGTGACGGTCGGCAACGGTCGGCTCTATCACAACGGGCTGGTGTTCTATAACGACAGCGAGGGCGGATCATCGCTCGATCTTCTCAGCGTGCTCCCGGTCGTCACGCGACGCTACGTCGGCATCGTCGTGTGGGGCCAAGAGATCGAGACGGACACTGAGCCGCGAACCTTCCTCACCGACCCGGTGACGCGCGCAACGGTGGCTCGTGTTGTCTCGACCGAGAGCCGTCGCTGGGCGAACATCTCGACAGTGGTAGGCGCTGAAGGTCCAGACCCGCAGCCGCCGACGGTCGCGTCGAACACGCTGGCGATTGCGTGGATATTGCTCGACAGCACCGGCATCGTCTCGATCCAGATGGTCGATGAGAATCGCGCGCCGAACCTCGTCGCGCTCGACGACCGCATGAACGAGATGGATGCGTGGCGAACTCAGACCGCCTCGCGTCTCGACACTCTCGCAACCGACATCGCTGCATTGGCCGCTCGTCTCAGCGGCACGGCGACGATGAAGTTCGTGCTCAACATCGCGGTCGATGTCGCGCGCGTGCGCGAGGTGTTGAACCTGCCCGACACCTACTCGGCGTGGGGTGCCGATCACTTCCTGACACCTGATGAATCCGACATCACCAACGTGGATTATCTGGCGAAGGTCGAGGAGGGTGTTCGCTTCCCGAATGCTGCAGAGCGCGATTCTCAATTCGCGTTGCTCAACCCGATGGACCCTGCGGTCGTCGTGCAGGCGAACTTCGTGTTGCCGGTCTACGATCAGGTGTCACGTCTGGAGGTGCTGGGCCGCGACAGCGAGATGTCGATTGCGCAGTATCAGTATCAGACAATCTCGTGGGAGCTTTGCGCCAAGACACGCACGCGCATCCGCTGGGGCACGCCGATGGTGGTGTGCTCGAACGGTGTGTGGTGGTTCGCTCCAGCCGGTCACGATTACGGAACAGGCTGGCTCAATCCAAGCGCTGCGCAGGTCGGCGGCTACACGCCGAACACCGACCTGATCTACGACCCGATCCGCAACATCCTCACGCGCGGCAACGAGACGTTCCAAATCCTCGACGTGATGGACAACCCAAGCCACACGGTGCTTCGGCTCGTGCAGTTCTGGGTCGATGAGATCATCGACAGTTACTACTGGCGACAGGTGATCACCATCGAAGGTCTCAACGGATCGGTGATCTCGCAGAGCTATCTCAACTCGCAGGGCGGCTGGCTGACGGGCGTGGATATTTTCTTCACGCGCATCTCGACCAGCGGCGACGTGCACATGATCATCTGCGAGTGCAACGAGGCTGGCGCGCCGAACTTCCAGCGCGCCATCGCACGCTCGACCGTGGCGGCTGATCTTCTTCGCGCTCCACCGTACGCGACGAAGTTCAACTTCCTGCCGACGTATCTGGCGAAGGGTCAACGCTACGCCTTCGTGCTGCAGACACCCGGCAACCACTTCGTCTCGCTCGTGCACAACAACAAGTTCGCGCAGGGCTCGATGTTCACATCGACCGACGGCGCGTGGTCGGTCGGCGACCTCACGAAGGATTTGGCATTCCGCCTGTACTTCGCGAAATTCCGCTCGACCATCTGCACCACGCAATTGCTGTCGCTCGAACTGAACGGCGGCATCTCGCAGATCGATCTCAACTACGACAGCACGCGACCGCCCGGCACAGCGATCACCTTCGAGGTGCAGGTCAACGGCACGTGGGTCCCGCTCGGTTACTACGACACCAACCCGCTCGTCGCTCTTCCACCGTTGCTGCCGTTCCGCGTCACGTTCACCGGCACGACGGACGAAATGCCGGGCATCGGTGTGGCAACCAATTCGCGTTCGCTCACCTCGCGACCGCGTTCTGATTTCAAGCACATCTCGATCATGCGCACGACGCCTTCACCGGTCACGACGATCTACTGCGATTTCCGTTTGGAGAGTTGGCGGGGCGCTCCCTACCACACCTTCCTCGCGCGCATCCTGACCGGCGCTGGCTACACCGTTGTGCGCACGCCGTCGCTGATCGCGGATGAAACGGACCCGAACGATCCAACGGTTCTGATCAGGCACTGCACGTGGAATCTCGCAGCGCTCGGCGGCGTCGCGATCAGTTCGTACAAGATCAGGATCGAGGGTCTGACGGACAACGTCAACGCTTGCTACCTCGTCGCCGAACGCATCGACATCGGCATCGCGTAAAACCAAGGGGAGTACTACCGAATGGCTACCGATAAATATCCGCAGCGCAATCACAACATGCCGATGAACGAAGGCGCGCTCGCTGCAGCGCGCGCTCGTCTCAACCCGGGTGGCGGCGTTGCGCCGGTGCAGCCACCGGCCAGCGGCAAGGGCTCGCGGCGCGAAGTGCGCCCGGGCGAATGGGTCGATGATCGCGTCATCGAGTTCGGCAGCATGACGGCGTCGCCTTCGGAGGGCGAGCCGCCTGCACCACGCGGCATGGACGGCAAGAGCTTGCCGACCTTCACGGCAGACAAGGTCTACAGCGTCTTGCTCGGCAAATCCTGCATGTACGCCGGTCGTACGCTGTCGCCATCGATGACGTTCGAGATGACCGGCGATGTGTGTCTCGATCCGAACGTGACGCCGTGCATCGTTGAAGCGACGGAGATTGGCGACAAGCCGGTGTCGCAAGACGCTGCCCCGAGTGGTGCGAAGAAGAAGGCCTGATCACATGGCACTGAAGCGGCTGGATGAAGAGTTCGAACTGAAGCCGGGCACGCAACTGTTGCCGTATATGAAGCGGTTGCTGCCTTCGCTTGAGGGCCGGTTTCAGGAAATCGAATCCGATCAGGATGTCGTCAACAAGCTGGCGTCGGAAATCCGCGCGGCAGCCTTGTTGCGCATGAACGAGATTCTGATTCCCGCGACCGAAGACATCATCGCGGTCACCAAGCTCGGCTTCATGCTTGGTCCGGTCTCGACGCCGTACACGCTCGTGATGGGCTACATGACGATGATCGTGGACGAAGGTCCGCAGCGCGACAGCTTCACGCCGTCGCCTTATCTGATCATCGAGCACACGCCTGACGATTACGCCATCGCGCGATTGATCGGCTACCATCAGGCCGACGGTCTGTGCGAGTTCACGGTGACCGCGATCCACGGCAACCCGGGACCGCACTCGACGTGGATGATCTCATCGACGCCGGGCATGGCGGATTCGACCAAGCTCTATCACGACAACGTCGCGCCGATGCACGACACGGTAGTGGCCGACCACGCAGAGGTCGTGCAGATGCACGCCGACATTCTGGCGGCGGCGCAAGCCCTCGCCGAATCCGGCCTCGACGCCTACGCCTTCATCCGCAAGGACGGCACCGTTCCGTTCGAAGCGCTGCAGATAGGCATGCATCCGCCGCCCGGTTCGAACGACACCTACATTCCGACGACGAACTGGGTCCGCCTTCGCCTGCAGGAGTACGCTGGCGATGCGCTGATGAAGAGCGGCGGCACGATGACCGGCGCGCTCTATCTCAACGGTCCGCCGACATCGAACCTGCAGGCTGCGACGAAGGCCTACGTTGACGCGATCATCGGGCAGGGCGGCACCGTCAACGGCTTGCTGACGATCCGCTCGGTCAACGCGACGCTGAAGCTGCAATCAACCGGCACGCAACAGCATCGAACCATCGAGGCGGTTAATCCCGCAGGAGCGACGCGCTGGCACCTCAACATCGCGAACGGCGATCTGGAGACCGGCGGCGATGTCGGTTCGAACTTCGTGCTGCATCGCTTCAACGACAGCGGCGGCTACGCTGCCGAAGCGCTGCGCGTCGCACGGCAGACCGGCGTGATGACGATCTACAACACGCTCAACGTCAATGCTGGCGGAGCGAGCATCACCGGCAACCTCAACAACATCGGCGACCTGCACACCTATCGCGCGGGCACCAACACCGGCGTGATCTACTTCGGCAACCAGCGCAGCGCCTATCACTACTGGGACGGCGCGACGCATCAGTTCACCGCAGGCGGCGGATCGTTCGGCGGCAACCCGTTCACGTCGGGCCACATCAATTGCTACTCGATCTACACGCAAGGCCACTACGCAACGGTGTGGGGCGCGACGGTTCACGGCGTCTTGACCGTCAACAACGCGATCAACATCAACGGCGGCGGCAACCAGCTTGTCTTGTCCGGTCAGACCCATAACCAGATTCAATTCTACGACACCGATTGGGGGGCGATGTACCTCCATCACAACGGCGACCTGATCGGCTTCCTCAACAACGGCGGCGGCTGGTGCATGTGGGTGACGAACGCCGGTCACATCTGGGCCGGTCAGTACGGATGGATTCACGATTACGTCAACAACACCGCGAGCAACCACGCATGGAGCGCGGCGAACACGCGCTACAATCAACTCGTCAATTCGATTCGCTGGGTCCACGCCGGTGACATCGATTGGTATTACTACTGGTATCAACTCGCTGAAATCGGCAACGCCTGCATCACCGGGCTGTTCATCGCCAGTTGGGCGTACGGCGGCATCGGTCCGTACGCCGGACGCTGGCGTCAGTGTCAGCACAACGTGGCGGGTGGCTGGTACACATCGGGATGGGCGTCATGAAGATCATCGATCACGGTGAGTGGATCGCGTGCCCGAAGCCGGAGAACTATCCGGTCAAGCTGCCGCCGAACATCCTGTTCTCGAAGCGCGTCTCCGACGGTGTCGATTGGTACATCTTCCAGCGCCGCGAACTGCACGACGCGAAGGGGCTGTTCGTCATCACGGTGCCGACCGAAGACGGCGGTCTCTCTGTCGCGACGACGACGCACGATGTGACGGCGCTGTTTCCAACCGGGAAGATGCGGCTGTTCGAGGTGCTCGACGCGCCAGAGGATCACGAGAAGCTGCGCATGCAGCGCCTCGATCTCAAGAAGAAAAAGTTCGTGCCTGCACCGCCGCCAGCGCCATCGATGATCGAGGTGCTGATGGAGGAGCTTGGGCTCGACCCGAAACAGATGCAGGCAAAGCTCGACGCGGCGAGAAAGAACAGGAGCCAACATGGCTGACGTAGCATTCTTCGAAGGCCGACAGACGACGCCGGTCCCGACCGCGCATCAGGTCACACCGACCAGCGCGCTGAGCATGATGGCGGTGAAGCTGGAGTGCAATCCGGTCGGCACCATCGTGGTGACGCCTATCGTGCAGGACCAGAACATCGGCGATTACGTGCGCGAGTTGCGCATCTTCTCTCTTCCGGCTGGTGGCGCAGAGCCGGAGTTGTTGTTGGCAGTGAGGCTACATGCGCTGACGGTGAAGCAACTTGAGATCATGACGCCCGCGCACACGATCTGAAATCTATCCCCCTCGCAACAAGGAGACATCAAATGTCTGATCCGGTCTTTGGCATTAGCATCCGCAAAGTTGACGAAGGCGCGCGTCCCGTACTGGGCGCGGACCTTTCCACCATCGGCCTCATCGGTCCCGCACCGCTCGCCGATCCCGTGCTGTTCCCGTACGACACGCCGGTCGTGTTGAACTCGAACGACACCAAGAAGACGAGGAAGCTCGGCGAGAGCGGCTATCTCTCCGACGCTGTGCGCGGCATCAACGATCAGCTTGGCGAGACACAGTTCGCCGCGCGCATCGTCGTGGTGCGCACGGCTGAAGGCACTGACCCCGATCCGGCGATCAAGCTGCAGCAAACGATCTCGAAGATCGCTGGCGACAGCCTGAACGGCACCGGCATGTGGGCGTTCCTCAAGAGCGCAGCGAAGCTCGGCTGCACGCCGCGCATCCTCACCGCGCCCGGCTACACCTCGCAGATGGCTAACGGCGTCGGCGAGATCGAGCGCACCGGCGGCGGCACGAACTACGTGATGGATCATCTCTATCCCGTGGCGTTCGAAGGCGGCGGTCCGGATGTCGTGTCAGCGACGGGCCACGCATATGGTCTGAGCAACGGCACGCTGGGACCTGTCGAGCTTGAGCTTCCCGGCGCGTGGTACGACGTACCTCCGACGATCACCGCTCCTCCTCCCGGCAACAGCGTCACGGCTGCGGCGGTCGCGGTCGGCGGTCTCGGCTATCAGGTCGGCGAGCAACTGATCCTCGATAACGAGATCATCCTGAACGTGGACACGATCAGCCCCTCCGGCGGATCGGTGCTCACGGTCAGCGTGGTCGCTGGCGGCTTCTTGGTCGGCACTGAGGACACGCCGACGACGCCGCTCGACGTTCTCAGCACGACCGGCTCCGGCACCGGCGCTTCGTTCAACACCACGTGGGAGCCGACCGGTGAGGTCGCCACCTACACGGCGGAGATCGTCGCGGGTGCGAACCCGGTGGTCGCGGGTGCAACGTCGATCTGCAATCAGCTTCTCGGTCAGATGATCGTGGAGAGCGCAGGCTCTTCGTTCCAGAACGATCTCGATTGGCGCGAGACGATGCAGAGCCATCGCCTGATTCCGATCAGCGGCGGTTGCCGTGTGATGGACCCGGTGACGAGCTACATCATGATCCGTCCGCTTGCGCCTCGCATGGCGGGCATCATGGTGCGACGCGATCACGAGACCGGTGCGCCGTTCCACTCGGCGGCGAACCAAGCGGTGCAGGGGATCATCTCTCCGAACCGCGACATCGGCTTCAACCTCACCGACAGCGCGAACGAAGCTCAGGAGCTTCTGGCTGCGAACATCGGTGTGCTGGTGCGCGGCGAGATCGGCGACGATTTCGCAATCGCATCGGGCGGCTTCGTCCTGATCTCTACGGACAACGCAGGCGAAGACCCGTTGTGGCAGATGTACAATGTGATGCGCGGACGCGATTACATTCATCTGGGAATGCTGAAATCGCTGCGCTACTTCCTTGGTCGGTACAACATCATCGGCCACACCGTGCAGGCGATTCTCAACACGATGCAGTTCTTCCTGCGCGACCTTCACGCCGACAATCACATTCTCGGCTACAAGGTGAACTTCCGCACCGAAGGCAACTCGCCTGAACAGATCAGGCTGGGGCATCTCACCGTCGGCTTCAAGGCAGAAGAGCCGCCGGTCTTGAAGCACCTGACCATCGAGAGTTCGCGCTACCGCGAAGCCATCGATGCGATGGTCGCCGATCTTGCGACGCAACTGAACCTCGCAACGTCCTAAGCTCCAGCCCGGAGGGCAGCACGAAGTAACGTGCTTCAAACTGTAGGGGCAACTGTAAGTGCCCGCCCTCCACCTCTTCACCTGTCATCGGAAAGGAAATTCAAATGTCACAGACGATCTACGTCATGGAGAGCGCGAACCTGATTTGCGGCGACACCGCTGGTCCGGCAGGCACCGGCTCCGGCACTGCATCGCCCGGCATCAGCACTCACCTCATCTTGCAGGAGTTGAAGCTGCCCGGGCTCGAAGAGAACTATGTCGATCACACGCCCGGCGGCGTGATGGTGGGCATCGAGATTCCGACGCACATCAACAAGCTCGAAGCGACGTTCAACCTCGCGGGCTGGGACCCGGATGTTATGACGTTCATCGGGCAGAACGATCCGTTCTATCAACGCTTCACGGCGTACGGTTTGATCCGCGACCGTCGCACGAGCGAGGCGCTGCAGAGCGTCGCCATCATCGAGGGTCGGCTGGGTCGCGTGAACCCGACGGCGTTCTCGAAGGGCAACCTGATGGCGCACGAGTACTCGATCAAGAGCATTGTGCACTACGAGCTTTGGATGCAACTTGATCCGGGCAACGCCACACCAAGCGAAGTTTACTGGTGGGATTTCTTCACCTCACGTCTGCGCGTTGGTCAGGAAGAACTCACTGACGATCTCGTGCGCGTGCTTGCCATCCCGGGCAACCCGGTATGACAGTGAAGGAGTTGGTCGAGATTCTGCAGAAGCTCGATCAGGACAAGCGCGTCGTCGTGGCGGACCACGACGGCGCGGGTCCCGCAGAGGACATTGAGTTCGTGGATCAGCGCGTCGTGAAGGGCGAGCCGGTCGTCAGTATCTGGATGCATCGATGATCAGCATGGACAACAACGGCGGGCGAACGATCCACTTGTTCATTCCGTTTGATTACAAGAACAAGAAGGTCACGAGCATCTCGCTCGCCGCTCCATGTCTGGGTCACGCGCTGCGCTGGACCGAAGGCGATTGGTCTTCTGCAATCGCGCTTCTCGTCGAGCTTGCCGGTGTCGATGAAGCTGTCATCCGCAGCCTGCGCTATCCCGACGCCGACCGCGTGATGGATCAATTCCTCACCATGCTTCCGCCTGACATCCGCAGCGACATCGCCGATGGACGCATCCCGGTGAAGGGCGCGACCGGCACGCCTGAAGAGCAACTCGCCATCGTGACGGCGAAGCTCGAAGCGACGATGGCGCAGGCAGAGGCGCGCGCAGTGGCGCTGAAGAACGGCGGAGCGGCGGCGACCGAACACCTGCAAGGCCCGGGCGTGCCGCTGCCGCAGCATGAAGAAGTTGGTTTCGATTTATCGGATGAACCCTGATGGCTGCAGCCGACGAAAAAGTTGTCCGCGTAACCGCAGAGGATCACACCGCTGCGGCATTGAAATCCGCTGGCGAAAATTTCGCGAAGCTGCACAAGGAAATTCAGGCGCTCCGCAAGCAGACCGAAGCGCTTGCCGGTGACGAAGAGCGTGTGCAGAGGCGGAAGACGAAGGCGCACAACACCACGTTCGAAAGCATCATCGAAGGCGCTCTTGGTGCGGCGAAAGCAAACGCCGCGCTCGGCGGTCAGGCCGGAAAGACCGGCGGCATTCTCGGTGGCGTTGGCAGGATCGGCGCTGCAGCGCTCAACGGCATGGGCGTCGCGATCCCCGGCGTCGTCGGCGGTCTTGCCTCGATGGCGGCTGGCGCACTCGGCGTCGGCGCTGCGCTGGAGGTCGCGCGTCGCGGCTTCATGGGCTGGGCTGCGTTCGATACCCAGTTGCGCTTGCTGCAGAACTCGACCGGCATGACGCGCGCGGGCGTCGAGGGTATCGCCGAAGCGATGCGCGATCTTGGCAACGTCACCGGCGACACCAAGGAAGAGTTGCTCTCCGCGTTCAACGAGTTGCGCGAGGCGGGCAACTTCACGCCGGAAGAAACCAAGAAGATGTTTCCCGACATCGCTCTGGTGGCGAAGGGCATGGGCGCTAACGCCGGGCTGGTCGGTCGTGCGGTTGGCGACATCGCGCGCAACTTCAAGATACCTGCGGACCAAGTGTCGAAGATTTACGAGGGCATGGCGTACGCGCAGGAGAAGTTCAATCTCGATGTCTCCAAGGTCGGCCCGCAGCTATCGATGGCGACCGAAGGAATGGCGCGGTGGGGCTACACCGGCGCAGATGCTTCGAACCGCATGCTCGCGTTCATGGGCTCACTCAAGGAAGCGACGGGCGACGCTGGCACTGCAGCCAGTGTGCTGACGCGCATCATGAACGGCATGGGCAGCGAGCAAATGGCGAAGGCGCTCGGCTTCAGGAACGCTGAAGAGTTTGAGCAAGACCTTCTCGCATCCGGTGACGCGCTTGGCCGGATGACCCGCCTGATGTCAGAGGCGAAGAATCAGTACGACGTGATGCACGCTGTCGGCGTTCGCGACGTTGCGTTGTGGAATAAGATGAAGGGCGAACTCGGCACGATGGCCGACAAGATCAAAGGCGTCGCGACCGCTCAAGGCGCAATCGACAAAGGTCTCAACATCACCGACGGTCCCGAGAACGCGGTGAAGCGTCTGACGAACGCGCTCAACGATCTCGTCGAATCTCTCGGCATGTTTCTCGATGCGTTCGGCGCGACCACGGTCCTCAAGGCTTTCGCTGACGATCTCGCTACCATCTCGCGCGGCGCGTATCGGCTTGTCTCGCTGTTGAAGTGGGCGCTGCCCGGCGGTCAGAAGCCGTCGTGGGTCAAGACGATGGGCGAGCACTCGTACAATCTGCAAGCGCCCAAAGACAAGCAAGGCAAGAACATCACACCCTACGATGAATATCTCGCAGGCGCTGATCCGCAGGCAGAGGCGAAGGCGTACTGGGCAAAGCAACAGAAGGGCAAGGTTGACGCGACGGACAAGAACGAGCGCGACGAGTACAACGAGAGGGTCAAGCGCTATCACGAGATCAAGAAGAACAAGCCGAACCTTCGTCCGGTGATGCCCGATATACCGGAAAGCGTCAGGCGCGATTTCCCGAATCTGAAGCCGGGACAGGTGACGCCGACCGGCACCACGACGACCGCGCCAACCGCGCCTGCACCGGCAGGAGCCACATCGCAGGGCGGCACGACGACGATTGAGACCGGACCGCGAGCGGTGATCACGCAGCCGCAGGGTCAGCTTGGCGGGACAGCGACGGTGCCAAGCACCGGCGGCTTCCAGCCGATGGGCGGCACGTTGCTGCAGACGCCGCAAGGTCAGCGGCTCAGCGGCTCGCTGGAGAACGCGACGAAGCAACTCGTCAGCTTCACCCAGACGATGCCTGATCAAGGCAAGGCGCGTGAGCTTCGCGAGGGCGTTCAACTCGCATCGTACTCTGGCGACAGCTTCGACGGCTTCCCGAAGAAGATCGACAACACCGTCATCGGTCGCGCGTTCGCGGCGGCGAAGGCGAAGGAAGAAAGCGCACTGCGTCCGCAACAGACCGGCGGCGGCACCGGCACGCACATGCAGGGCACCGGCGCGCAACAGTACGGCGGCTCGATGGATGCGCGTTATCTGCGCGCGTCGTACCAGCCAAGCACCGGTGATGTTGGCGCGCGCGGTGCTCCCGCGACAGGTCCCGGCGGCGGTGGCAGCGGCTACGGACCAAGCACCACGCTCGCGCCTCCTGCGACAGGTCCCGGCGTCGAGACCTATTCACCTGACCAGCGCGTGCCACGCAGCCAGAGGCAATCGCCGTATCAACGACCGGGCGCGCCGGACAGACCGGTCACGCCACCCGAGAGCCCGACGACGCAGCCGCCTGCCGATCCGAACGCGCCACCTCCCGCAGCGGGAGCGCCGTCACCGGCTGTCCCCGGCAGCCAAGCTCCGCAGGGA